CTTGTAGGTATAGGTACAATGTGAAGTGTAGTTATTGAAGCTAATACAGGAACAGCTTTAACTGTACCAAGTGCAATGATGAGTATGTCTTTTATAAAAAATCTTAAATTAAAATCAACGGCAACAGGAAATAATTCATCTAAGTTATTTGTAGGTAATTGAACAATGTCAACATTTAAAGATGTTTCTTTTGATTATAATATTAATAATGGATATACGGAAGCTATAATAGATTTACAAGCAGGTAGTTATAGTTTTACTGGTTGTAAATTTGATTTTGACAGTACTGGAACAAGTGCAGGTGAAAGTAGTTTTATAGTAGCAAGTGGAAGTGTAGATTATAATATAATGCAAGGGTTCGCTACAATGAGTGTAGTTGATATACATACATTAAATCATTTACATTTTATTGATGATTCATCATCTTGAAGTAATTTAGTAAGAGATTTAAATTGTACAGTTGAAGCAATAACAGCAGCTTTTGCTGGACATCTTGATTTTGTACATTCAACAAATTCAGGAGATTTTGAAAGTATTAATAATAATATTATAATCACTACACCAAGTGGAGCAGTAGGTTCTTATGGGCAAGTATATCATTTAGCAGGTTCAAGTTGATGACATATTCATTCAACAGTAAACAGAATACAAGTAGAATGATTTGCTGATGATTATATAGGAAATATTAATGCAACAGAAACTCTTATTTCTCATTTTGATGATATAGTAGCAGTAGATTGAATAACTGGCTCAGGAACATACCAATATGTAAACAGTCCAAGTAATGGGAATATACAAATGAGTGGATTTTTAATAAGAAAAGTAGTAAATATAACAGCTGATTATGATGAAACTGAAGATTGGGAATTTGGAATACTTAATTTAGATACAACAACAGCAACAGATGTAACAGTAACTATAAAGCCAACAGCTTTTAGTACTGCACCAAGTGGAGCAACAAGAACATTTCTAAATTCAAGCTCAACTTATAATATGGTTATTGATCCTAATGGAGTAAACTTTGGAGGCTCAACAGAAGATAGAGTTATTTATCCAGGAGGTTATATAATAGTTGAAAAAATAGGGAGTCAAGGAGTAATAACAAGTTCGCACAATACAAGTTTTAATATAGATATAGCAAGTATAGCTAATAAGAGTTTTCATGTAGATTTTTCTAATGCAAGTTCTGTAACAGTAGATTGAAGTTCTCATATTACAAATGTAGTAGATAGTGTTAATTCTTTAAATTGAACACCATCGTCAGTTACTTGAGTAGAATATTGAACAACAACTCAAAACTGATTAAATACAGCTAAGTGGGACACAAATAATACACCTCTTAGTTTTGGAGATAATGATATTCATAGTAATACAGCTTGAAGATGAATGACAATTATAGCAGTAGTAAAAGCGAATGTTACAAACGATGCAATAATGTCAAAGTATTATGATGCTACACCACAAAGAGAATGGAGATTTTATACAAGTAATGTAACAATTTATAGTGCTTTAGATGCTAGTGGAAGTGAATGAATAGTTAATTATTCTTCTAATTATAGAGAATGGCAGGTATTACAAATAGAATGGATACCATGAGATAAAACCAAAGCATATAAAAATGGTTTCTTGATGGGAACTTCATCTTATGATGTTGCAACAATACCAAGTTGAACAGCTAATCTTTTAATGGGTGCAAGTGATGCAACAGGGGCTGATTTCTTTGGGGAAATAGGAGAAATATGGGCTTTCTCTGATACATTATCAGAAGATGAAAGAATGTCAGTAACATCTAAGTTGGGGGCTAAATGGGATATAGATACAGCTACACCAAGTTCTAGTGATAGTTCTCCTTTTGGTAGAAATAGTGATACAGATACAATTAAACCTTTAATAGATAATGATAATTTAGATATATGAACTTGAGTATATAAGTGAGTATTAGTAGATTGAATGGAATTAGAGAGTGATACAGCACCAACAACAGATAAATGAATAGCAAATAAAAAATATGTAGATGATAGTAGGGTAAATACTATAGCTTCTTCTTCAACACCTACTCCAGTATGAGATACAACTGATATGTTTACTATTACAGCATTAGCAGTAAATACAACTATATGAGCTCCTACTTGAACTCCTACAGAATGACAAGTTTTAGTTATAAGAATAAAAGATAATTGAACAGCTAGAACTATATGACGGAATGCAATATATAGAGCAAGTAGTGACTTAGATTTACCAACTACTACAATTATTTCTAAAACATTATATTTACAATTTGTACGGAACTGAACTGATACAAAATGGGATTTACTATGATTATTAAATAACTTTTAACATTATGAAATTACCTTTATTTATATGAACTGGAGTCTCAAGTACTCCTACAAATTGACTACTGGATGATTTAGTTAGTTATTATAAAGCAGATACTAGTGGTTCTTTTCCTGATTCACATTGAAGTAATAATTGAACTATTAGTGGAGCAATTTATACAAGTAGTTGAAAAATTAATTGATGATATAATTTTGACTGAATTAATGATAATATTAATATTTGAACAATGTATTCAGAATTTAATTGAAGTTCAACTATATCAGTTTCTAGTTGGTTTAATAGACAAAAATTAGCCCCTAATCATATTTTTAGAAAAAGAAGTGCAGACCTTATATTAAGAACTAATTACAATATCTGACAAAATTCTTGACCTTCGTTTCTAGTTAATACAAATAATTGAGGTAAAGATATTATATATTGAACTAATACAACTATTCCACAAAATGCATTTTATCATTATGTATGAGTTTTTAACTGAACCTCAATTAAACTTTATGTTAATTGAGTATTACAAGTGTCTGATACATTCGCAGCATCAACAATATCTTGGAATAATACAAATAACTTAAAAATTTGAGCTAATTGAACATCTCAATATTCAAAATGAATAATTGATGAAACTTGATTTTGGAATAGAGAATTAACACAGGCTGATGTAACAGCATTATATAATTCTTGAAATTGATTATCTTATGATAACTTTACTTCTTAATAACCTAAAATAGATTATGCAAATTATATGAGTAAGGAATAATTGAGAAAGGTTTATACAATACACATCTAATGAAAAAAATCTTGATGATGATACTATGATATATAGAACAATAGAACTTTCAAAAGAACAATTAAATGAAATAAAAAATTGTTATTCTGATAAAATACAAGAAATTTTAAAAACCTATTTGTAAAAAGTAGGTTTTTTTTTTGTAATATATTAATAAATATATAAAATACTTATGTTAGCTAAAATTATTATAATTATTAAACAAAACTTATGGAAGAAATAATAAAGGAGATTTCAGAGTTAAAAACAGAAATAAAATATATTTCTAAATCTATGTGTAAAATGGAAAAAGTAATAGAAACTATGGCTGTTTTAATTGAAAAACAATCAGTAGCAAATAATAGAATACTAGATTTAGAAAAAAATGATGAAAAAATAGAAGTAAGAATTAGAAAATTGGAAGATTGGCAAATAAAGATAATAACGATAAGTGTCTTTTTTTGAACAATTTGAGCTTTTATATTAAATAAATTATTTACTTTTTAAATATTATATTATGTTAAACATAAAGACTAAAAATCAAATCACTGCTTTTTTATGGACTTGTTTCAATTGAATTATTTGAATAATAATATCTTATTTAACTTGATTAAATTATGAGTATTTAATAGTTATTATTCCAATATTAAATTTAATTACAAAAGAATTAAATAAAACTTTTAATCATAATTATTAAATAACTATTTTGTTATATGGAAAATTTAAATAGAGCTAAATGTGAAATTTATACAAGAGTTATGGGATATTATAGACCAGTTAGCCAATTTAATATATGAAAAAAATCAGAGTTTTATTTTAGAAAATGTTATGATTATAATAAAAGTATAAACTCTAAATTTTGTAAAGATTATAAAAACTAAATTATGGAATATATAGAAAATGTTAGGAAAATGAATTTAAATCAATGTAATAAAGAATATAATATTATAGATAATATTGAATAATATGATGAAGAAAAAAGATATAAAAAAATAGCTTTAATTAATAGAATCAAAAAATTAACTGAAAAAATTATTAAATAATTATAAATATATTATGAAAAAAAACAAACCAAAATATAGAATTAAAAAAATAGAACAATTTAATGAATATCCTATATTTTTAATAGAAAGAAGAATATTTTTAATTTGGTGTGAAGTAGAAGATCATTCAGATTTATTTGAATTTTCAGAAAAATTAAAGTTTAAAACAGAAAAAAAAGCAAGAGACCGGATAAACGAGCAAAATTCATATAAAGAAACTATTATTAAATAATTATAAATATATGATTGATAATGATATAAATAATCTAGAAATAAATTTTAAAAAAAAAGTACAAGACTTTCTAGATGAATGTAAACAAAAATGATTTAATATAATGATTATTGAATGATTAAGAACTTTAGAAAGACAAAAGCGGCTTTATGAACAATGAAGAACAAGACCAGGCAAAAAAATAACTTGGACTTTAAAAAGTAAACATATTAATTGATTAGCAGTTGATATTGTTTTTAAGGATAAACATTGAAATCCTACTTGGGTATGAGATTATAATTCTTTGATTGAGATTTGAAAAAAACATTGATTAAAAAATCTTGCTCCAACTGAAACTTGCCACTTTGAAGATGATATATGAGAATATGAAAAAATGTTTAAAAATAAATATTGAAAATGAACAATATTTAATGATATTGATTGAGGTTTAGAAAAATGTATTGATAAAAATTGAGAATTAAATGCAAAAGAATTTTTTTATTTTGTTATGATTTGATTAGAAAGGACTAAAAAATAGACCTTTTTTTATTATTTAATATTTTGAATTTATGAAAAATAAATTAACAAGACATCATGAAATTTGCCAAAATTGAATAATGCCAAACGGTCAAAAAATAAAAGGGACAAACCATAAAGATAATATTATTTTATTATGAAAAACACATCATCAAGCTCAACATAATTTATATAAAAATTATACTTTTCCTGGACAACTTGAAGAATTATTTAAACTAAATTATACCTCATTATCTAATTGAGTTAAAAGTGATATAATTGACATTTTAAATCATGATGAATTAAGATATTTTTTTAAAGACCATTGCTATAAAAAATAAAAAACCACCTAAATTATAGGTGGTTGTATGTCGCTTGTATGTCGCTTGTATATAGGTTGCACCTATTATTTAAGCCATTTCTTTATTATGTACAATTTTCTTAGTAGTAAATGGAGAAGGGGGATCTTTTTTTTCAATGTATTTATTAATTTTATTCTTGATTGTTGACATATCAGGAATATTAGAGTATAGATTTTCTCATATATTTTTGAACTTTATTTGTAGATTTTCACTAGATTTTTTTCAAGATAATGTTTCAGCAATTTGTTGTCTAGAAAATTCAGGATTAAGTATTCTTGAATTATTTTCTCATCTAATTAATATTTTTAATTCATCAAATTTTTTAGCTAAAATTGTGAATTTATATCTTGGGATTAAAAACTTTTTTTCAACTTCATCTCTTTTAAATGATCATTCAAAAAATAAATGTTCTATTAATTCCATTGTTGGAATACCTTCAATTTTATCTTCTTCAATTTTTGGTTTTAATTCATTAATTACATTTTTTCAAAAATTAATAATAATTTTATAATTAAAAATCAATCAAAAAGAAAATATTATTTTGGGTAAAGTAAAATTATTATAATTATAAATAAATAATAATATTTCTATTGTTTGATCTGTATAAATTAAAATTAAAGATAAAATTACACTTCATAATCAAAGTAAAACACTCATTAATATTTGTTTAAAAGATTTTTCTTCTAAAATATTTAAAAATTTTTTATATATAATTGTTTTCATTTTTGTTTTTATATTAAAAATTAAGCTCGTTATAAATATCATCTATTGCAATTTGCAATAAATGAGCAACTTCTTTTTTTACTCAATTTTTTGTATTTTCAAATACAAAATTAGAGTTGTATTTTTTTTGAGAAAGTTCAAAAGACTTTCTCATATTATTAATAATAATGTTAGCTTTTCAAATATGGTTTTTCATAAAATATAAGGTTAAAAAATATTGTTATAATAAAGTTATTATCTTTATTATTATAAATAATAACACATAAAAAAATAAAGTCAATATATTTTTTGACTTTATAGTTTATAAATATATTTTTTCATAATTTATGAATTAAGTAACAATTTTTATACTTTCTCTGATTGTGTTTCTAGTATGTTTTACTCACATTTGAAATCAGATTATTAAAAATAAAATTAATATTAAAATTCAAACAAATATAATTATAATTAAATCTTTATAATCATAAATAGCTATTATTGCAGTTTCCATATACTTATATTTAAGAAATAATAAATATATTTGTTTTTGTTTTTAATTTATAATTTTAAATCTTGTATTGCATTATTCTTCATCGTTAAAAACTTTATCTATAATAGTATTAAGAGACTCGCTTCAAAAATCTTTTTTTCAAGTATTTCTTAATATATCAATTAATATTTCAAAATATGCAACATCCATTCAAATTAATTGTTCTTCTAATACATCAGGATTTTTTAAATCTAATTCAGAAATTTGAAACATTACTTTTAGCATTTCTCATGCTGATATATTCCAACCTCTTTTTAAAAACTTCTTTATTCTAATAATTGTAGTTAATGGGTATAAACTACCCTGATATCTTAATTGTTTTGTTAAAATAGATTCTAAGGCTTGTTTATTAGTTACTAATCATTCCTCAAAAGTAAAATAATTCGTTGCATGAATAAAATCAAAAGTTCTATGTATTTCTTCATTATTTCAATGAAATCTACAAATAATTTAAATATCATTACTTAATGAAATTGCATTTGGAGAAAAGAAAATTGGAATATATTTTTCAAGTTCTTTTTCAGTTGCTTTTTCATTAACTCTTAATCCTCATTTTACAACTATTTTAATTTGCATAATAATTATTTATTAGTTAAAAATATTTTTAATGTTTTTTTATTGTCTTGAAAAGATAATATAACTCTTTCACAATTATAGTTTGTATATTGTCTTCAATTTTCATCAATAATTTCTACTCTTGTTACTTTATCTGTCATAATTTATTGGTTATTTATAAATTTTTCTTTATCTTCAACTATTTCTCAATCATTAATAATTATTGAATCAAATTTATCTATTATTGGTCTTTCAATAAAAATTTGGAAGTTATTTTTTATTATTTTTTCTTTAATTTTTTTAAGAGTTTTTATATCTAATTCTCATCAGTTTTCAATTCTTATTAATCTTAAAGGTGATCAAGATATAAGTATTAAATCAATAGCAACTTCTATTTTTCTTGCTGTATTCAATAGTTTAAACTCCATATCATCAACTAATATTCATAAATCATCTGACAAATTCATATATTTTGGTATATTTGAATTTGCTATAATTTCAGTTCTTTTTTCTTTAATTTTTTCTTTTTTATTTTTTATATCTTCAAATTCTTTTTCAGTTTCATTTGCAAATTGTTTATGCTCTAAATATTTGTCATATTTTTGAGCTTCTTTATTGTTGTTTTCTATTTGTGCTATTTCTTCATCCAATGCTTCAATAGTTGTTAATCATTGTGCTTTTATTTTTTCATTTAAAGAATTTCAATTCTTTTTTATTTCTTCAAATTCTTTTTTACTTTCTATTAATTTTAATTGTAATTGTTTTATTTCTTCTTCAAGTTCTTTTACATCTTCTTTTTGTATTTGATAAGTAGAAAGTAAATCTTTTTTTTCATCAAATATTTTTCTTTTTTCAAGAAGTTCTGATATTGATTTTTGAGTAAATTTTTCAGGAACTCAAGCAACTAAAAAACTATCTAATACATTTTTTGCTTGTGTTTTATTTCTATTAATCTCTGTATATTCTTCTTCAATATCTTTAATTTCTTTGTCTATTTCTCTTGTATCAAGTCAAGTAGTGGCTTTTATTTCCATTATTTGCTCTGTAATTGAACCTTCTCATAATTTAAAAGGATCTATTGTTAAACTATTTAATAAAGAATTTAAATCAGCTTGTGAAATTTTATCTCAATTTAAAGTTGCTTCTAAAGAAGTACTTCAAGTAGGTTTTTTACTAGTTCATTTTTTGAAAATTCTTTCAATAATAATTTCAACTTCTTTTCATTTTATTAAAAGTTTTATTGTTGCTTTATTTTCTCATTTTTTAACTAAACTTCAAGGACTAACTTTTCAAACTCAATAAAATTTACTTCATTGAATAGAAGTTAAAATTGATTCAATTAGACTACTCTTTCATTTACCATTATATCAACCGATTATATTCCAATCTCAAAAATCAGATGAAACATAATTTATATTTTTAAAATTCTGTATATCTATATAATTTATTTTAAGGTTTTTTACATTTTCCATTTTTTATACTAATTTATATAATAAAATAATTAAAAAAATAAACAAGAATATGTATTTATTATCAAAAATTAAGTTTTCTAAATTTCTTTTAATTACTCTTTTTTTTGCATTATTTTTATACATAATCTTATTTATTAGTGATAAAAGGTTTAATTAAACTCTTTTTTTTCTATTGTATCAGGTAAAAATTCATCTTCTTCATCAAATACTTTTTCAGCTTCTTTTAAAGAATCAATTTCTTTAACTCAAAATAATTCCATATATTCAGTAGATCTTTCAATTCTTCTTTGAATAAAAGGTGCAAAATTATCAAATAAATCAGAATTATATTCATCTTTAGATAATCAAAAATAAAAAATTTCTTGTTCTTGTTTATGATAAATCATTTTATTACTTTCTAATGAGACTGATTCAACTTTTGCATATCAATTATCATTATGTTTAATATTTATTACACATTTTTTTCATAATAAAGCATCTAAACTAAAATTTTTTATTTCTTTTGGTTGTTTTCAATAAACTCAAGAAATCATTTTTCATAAATTACTTTTATTTCAAATCGTACAAGTATAATTTTGCTCAACTAAAAATACTTTTTCTTCAATTTTTATTTCTTTTCATTCTTCTGAAGTATTTACTTCAGATTCAATTTCATAGAATATTCTAACAAGGTCTTGAATTGTATCATCTTTGCCAAACTCACTCATTGCAGTACCAAGTTCTGCGATTCAAACTATAATTGCAGGATAACTTCCTATTGGAGCTATAAAAAACCCATTATTCTTTGTATAACTAACAACTTTTACCATAATATAAAAAATTTAAAAAATATACTCTAAGTTTATACTCTTTCTAGGAGTAAGATGTAAATAGAAGTTTTATTTACATATAAGTTTTATTTTTTTTATCTAAATTTCTATTTACATAAACTATGTATAATTAATTTTACTTTTATTGCAAATTTATTTTATATTTTAACTTGACATATACTAAATTATAAGATTAGATAATCAACTTTTTTCAGATTCTCTTAATTCTTTTTTAATTAATGATAAATATTGTTTAATAAAATCTTCCCATGAATAAACAACTAAAGAAATATATCACATTTTATTTAATTGTTTTCTTCTATATTCTTGAAGTTTACTTTCCATTCATCATCGTTTTTTAACTTCTATAAAAAAACTTTTTCAGTCTCAAATTAAAATTTGTAGATCAGGGATTCAATTTCTATTAGTTTTTATTAAATTAATAGTCATGAATCACTCTTTATCTATAAGATATTTCTGTATTTTAGTTTGTAATTTTGCTTCTACTCACATTTTTTTATTATAATAATAAAATAATCTAATACTTTTATACAAAATGGCTCAAACATATTATAAAAAGAATTTTTAATATTTTCTATATGATAGAAAAATCAAAATATAGTATAAATTATTTCATCTTTCTTTTTTCTATAATCTGAAACATTTAAATTTTCATCTTTGCATATAGCTAAAAATATTTTTTCATCTGTTAATATTTTTTTCATTGTTTTATATGTTAAATGAAATATTTTTTATTCTTTCTAGTTTATCTAAATATTTTTTATTCTCTATTTTAAGTTCTCTATTATCTTCTGCTAGATCAAGTCTTTCTTCATTACAACTTTCCCAATTAAATAATAATTGTTCCCAACTTGTATTTTCTTTTGTAATTTTTATTATTTTTCACATTGTTTATATATTTTAGTGGTAAATTTCTTTTTTTCTTGTACTGATTTATAAACTTCATCTTCCATTCATCATTCTGAAAAAATCCAGTAAATAGTGTTTTCTTTTCTTTCTTTGGTTGTTAATCTATCTCTAGACTGCCAATAACTGGTCGCTGAGAAGGATATATTATAATAAACTAAATACTCTGCCTTTTTTAATGAAATTCACTCTCTTCAACTTACTATTTGTAGCATTATATTTTTAGATGTATTATTAAATTCATCTAAATTATCTGTTATATTTTCTCCAAAAACTCATTTTAAAAGCTCTTTTTCTGCTTTAAAATTATAAAATATTCAAATCTTTTTTCATTTAAATTTTTCTTTAATAAATAATCATTTTGTATAATCTAAAATAGCAATATCTCAACTTTCAAGTTTAATTGTTCAACTATATAACTGATGTACTTTCTGCATTTCTTTTACTGCTGTATCTGCAAGAATTACATCTTTTTTTCATTCTATAACTTTATCTTTTTTTAGTCTTTTTACCATATTATATATTCTTGGTTGCATTTTTACATATAAAATATTTTCATTAATTTTTGTTGTAAAATTTGCTTCTTTTTGTGTGAAAGTAATTATTAGTTTTCACAAATCTTTCATTATTAAATCATAATTAGCTTTAGAATAATCTCTCACTGTTATTGGTTGATTTTTTTCTCTATCATATCATCTTACAATTTCTCAAGGAATAACAAATTTATAAGCCCATTTATAGAAATTAGTATAATTATTCCATAGTCAAAAATTAGAAACAAAAAACTGATGAAATAATTGTGAAAAACTTTCAGGGGAAGGAGTTCAAGAAAGAAGTATTATTGGTAAATTTCAAAATCTTTTTTTAATATTTTTAAAATTTAAGTTTGGTTTTGGAAAAGTTGATAATGTATGAGATTCATCCAAAATAACTAGATCAAAATTTCACTCTATTTTATGCAAACTTTCATAATTTATTATTGTAATGTTAAAAACTTGTTCATAAAATGTTAAATCTTCTTTAATTCATTTTATAGCTTTTTTCTTTGTAATAAATAAAATATTTTTAGCTCAATATTTTTTTACAGTTTCTAAAGCTGTGATAGTTTTTCAAGTTCTTACTTCCATAAATAAAGCAACTATATTATATTCCTTCAAAATTTTTGTTGCTTTATCTGAAAGATTTACTTGATAATTTCTTAGTTTCATAACATTTTAGTTATTAAATATTCTTTCTTTAGCTATATTAAAATAATTTTCGTTTAATTCTATTCAAATAAAATCTCTGTTTAAATTTTTACAAGCAACTCAAGTAGTTCAACTTCACATAGTAAAATCTAAAACTAGTTCTCATTTATTAGTATAAGTTTTAACTAAATCTTCCATTAATGCAACTGGTTTTTGTGTTGGATGTAATCAAGTATAGTCTTTTTTATATTCAAGTATATTTGATTTATATTTTTTTCACTTAGGGAGATTAAATCTTTTATTAAATCTTTTATTAAATCTTTTATCTATTTCTTTTAACTCATCATATTTTTTAAATCAATCTATTTTATCTATTTTATATCTCTCTATAAGTTTATTATATGTTTTTTCAGTACATAATCAAAATTGCATACTATCATATCTCCAAAAATGACAAACTCATTGATGCCCCATTTGTTTAAATATTTCTTTTTTCTTTAATCATACAAAATCTACTATTGATTTTACATAATTCCTTAAAGGATGTGTAAATTCTGTATCATATTCTTTTGTAAATACACAAATATCTTCAAAGTAATTAACAGGAGCTTTTTTAGCAATTAAACAATTTGCAAAATGATTTTTCTTCCAAAGTAATCTATAATTAAAAGGTATATTTCAATGTGCATTTGTAATAAGTTTAGAAGTATAAGGTTCTTGCGAAAATAAAATTAAACTTCAATTCATTCTTAATAACTTATTACATTTTTCTAATAATTGTTTTAGATTTATTTCAGTATCCCATTCTGTTTTTCATTGCATTCAATGTTTTATATTATCAGAGTTTCAAATATTTTTTACTGTTCAATATGGGGGGTCTGTAATTATAGCATCTACTTTAATTCATTGTTCTATTAACTTGTCCATTTCTTCTAAACATTCTCAATTTATTAGTTTCATAACATTTTAGTTATTAAGTATTATTTTTTCTCAATTATTATTTATTATACTTTCATCTTCTGTACTGTCTTTACATTCTAAACATATAATCTCTATAAGTTCACTTAGTTTATCATAACTATTTACATTTATACATATTATTAAAAGTCAAATATTAAATTAAGTTTTGTTTCTTTAGGATATACTCATTTTTTCCATACACAGTGCATATACTCAACACTATCTGTTTTTCAATCAGGTGTAAAACTCATTCTTCTATTATGAACATAAGCTCTTATTGGCATGTGTTTTTTCCAGAATTTTTGTCTTACTTTTCATCAAAAATAATTAAGTCTTAAAAGCATTATCACATATCATCACTCTTTGCAACATTCTAAACTTTCGTTTATTATATCTTGTGCTATATTGAAAGGTGGATTGGTAATTACAAAATCAAATTCGTGACCTCTAAAACTTCATTTTCAGTTTAGGAAGTCTTCAGTATAAGTAGCTGGACTATCATTTCTTATATCATTAGTTATGATATTATTATGATCTGCTCAATATTTAAATATTACTGCTGGATAACTCATATCATTGACACTATCTCATCAAGCACATGGATCAAGTATTAAGTATCTTTTTTTCTCTCACTTTTCATAATTTAAATTTATGTTTTCATCTTTTAAAAATACATCCAAAAAATTATGGATAGATTTTTGTGGTGTTATATAATAATCTGCAATATGTTTTTTTCTTGCATTACTTCTATTAGTTGAACTCATATATTATTTATTAATTTATAAAATACCTTTTATTTTTTTATTTAAAACTCCAAAAAAATTTTTTGGAAAACATCAGATTCATTTAACTTTTTTATCTATTAAGTATCATCTTATTGATTGTCAATTAATATGTATAACAGTTGGTTTATATTTCATTGATAATCAAGAATTAAAGTATTGTATTTTATATCTATCATCATTATGTTCACTTTCTCATATTTCTGATCTATATATTTCTAATAAAAATTCTCTTTCTTTGTTTGTTATTTTGTTTATATTTGGATATGTTTTCTCAATCCATTTAAAAAACAAATTTCATACTGTTTCTGATAAAAATTCAAGATCTTTTTTGTCTTCATTTTCAAGTGGGAATATTCATTTTTCTTGTTGAATATCAGGGAATAAATCAAATAAATATGCTAAAAAATTTTCTATATTTTCTTTTTTTTGAATATTATCAAATATTCTTCATCAATCAATTTTATTAATTTTATTTTTAGAAGTTCTAATAATTGAAAATCTGCGGTTTCAACTATCAGTTGAATCAAGATGAATTGGCTTATTATCATTAGAAGATAATAAAAACCATGCTATATTTTCTACAGAAACTACATCTTTTTGTTTTTTTTCTATTTGTATTTTTTTCGCAAAAATTAAATTTTTTAGTTTTTGTAAATTTTTTTTAGCTTGTGAAATACTACATTTTCAAACCTCATTGTATTCTACTATTAATTTCTGTCATGAATATGTAGAAAATCTACTATCTAAATGTTCTTGTGTTAGATTAGATAAAGTGTTTTTTTCTCCAAAAATCATTATTAATAATTCTGTAAATAATCCTTTTCAAGTTCATCAGTTTCAGTGAAATACTACTGCTGGGATTATAGAATCGTTAAGATGAGTATATTTATATAATATTGTTTTCATTAACCATTCAATATTATATTGGTCGTTATTGCAAATATTTCAGATCAAAAATCATATATCTTCATGAATATCAGGATTATTACTTGGCTGTAACATTTCAGATTTATCAAGTAAATTATAAAATCATTTTTTTCATCAATCAAAATAACAAACTCACTCATAACTTGGAATTTTTTTATTTCTTCTAAGTTCTTCTAACTCTTTTGGCTTTATATATAAATGTCTAGATAAATTATGTGAAGTTTGAAATGAAAAATTTTTAATATCAAAATATTCCAGTTTAGTATCATCATAAAAAAATCTTTTTTTAAATAATTTTTGTTTTTTTTCTTTTTCAACATCATCTAATAAATCAGATTCTTTTATTAATTTATCAAAATCTTTTTTTCTATATCATTGATTAAATAAATCGTTTATATCATATTTATCTAATCAATCTATTTTTGGAAAAAATACTTTTCTAATTGGTCTTCAAATTTTTTTTTGTAATACTTTAGTTCATTTTATTCAGGCTGGATCATTATCGTATAAGCAAATAATTTTTTTAACATTTTTTACAAGTTTTTGAATTTTTGTAGTATTAGCTCAAACTCATCATAAGTTTCAAATAATACTTTTAAATCAAAGTATTTTTAATATTAAATAATCTGTTTCTCATTCAGTGATTATTACTTTGTCTTGATTTATTCTATCAAATAACAATCAAGTAGAAAATTTCTGAGTTCATTCATAATCTTTAGGTTTTGAAATTGAAATACTTTTTATATAAGTATTTCAAGAAATTATTTTTTCTCAATCACATCTTCTTATTTTTCATCAAATAAGTTCTTTTTTGTCATTATAATTAGGAAATATAATAATATCTTTAAAGGTATTTTTATCGACAAATTGATTTTCACAAAATCAAATCTCCTTTGAAAATTTATTTATATTAGTTTCAAATTCTTGCAATAAATCAAAATCAAAACCTCTGAATCATAAAAATCTTTTAAATTCTGTATTTATTTTTTTTAATCTATATTTTTCAAAATCTTCAACTAATTTATATCTTTTGACTGATTTTTTAAATACTTTCTTCTGATCATTTTTAATTCAATACATTTCACAAAGATTTTTTATTGCTTCACTTTTTTTTAAATTTAAATAATTTATTTGAAAGTCTATTATTGTTCATCAATTAAATCTTCAAGAATAATCAAAATATCATTTTTCTTGATCTTTAAAAACTAAAAGACTTGCGGTTTTATCATTCTTACTTGAATGAAACCTGTATCAAAGTGCTTCAATTTTATAAGTTCATAAATATTTTGAAATATGATCAAGCAAATTAATGGATGTTTTAAGTTGTTTAATTGCATCCATTATTTATATTTTAGTTAATAAATTTTTTATCTTAGAATTTATAATTTTTGCTTTTTTTAGTGAAATTGAAAATTCCATTTGGTTTCTCCTTAACAATCAAACATATCAAATTGATTCTCAAATAAATGATGATATTTCAACATCACTATATTCTTTTGAATACAATATTTTTAAATTTTTCAATATTTCTATTTTTTCATTTTGCAATAAAATTTTTTTTGGTATTATTTTTGTCATTTTTATTTGTTTAATAATATTTTAAGTCTTTTATCCATTATCTCTAATTCATATAAATGTTCTTTTTTTATTTGTTCTATTCTTTTTATCCAAATATAAGAATTAATAAAAAAAGAAATGACAAAAATAATAGTTATAATTATATATATACCCATAATAAGTAAATTAAAATATAAAAGTATTCTTACTATATGATATTTTAGTTTTATTTCAATAAAATATTATATTTTAATTTGACAATTATTATATATATTTTTATTCAAAAAAACATTACATAGTTTTTGCTTTAAAATAGGGGAGTGTGGGAAGTTACAAAGTTAATTACATTTTTATTACATAGCTTTATGGCTTAGGTTAGCCAATAGTACATACTTACATTATATTTTTAATATATATATATAATAATGTAATAATATATAGATATTTAAAAAAAAGCTGTGCAAAGTTATGTTTTTTCGTGTAAGGTTGTACCATTGGCTTAAGTATGCTTAAAAACCGTGTAATATTGATGTAATTAACTTGTAATATTACATGTAATTTGATGTTTTTGACTGTTTTTTCATAAAAAAAGTAGTTGTTTTTTATTTTTTTATTATTATAGTGGTTGTAATATTTAATAAAAATCACTTATGAAAAATTTAGAAAGGCAAACAATTCTTGAAGAACCAAAGCAAGAAAAAATACAAAAAGTATTGCAAGAGTTAAATAAAACTCTTATAAATATTACAAATATTCCACAGATGAAACAAAGAGAGTTAGAAGCTTATGAGATAACAAATTTTCAAAAAGAGTACTTAATGAAAATTTGTGAAAAAATAAATAAACAAGTTCATAGAATTACTACTTTAAATAATAAATAATAAAATAGTGGAAAAAATAAAAATTTTGAAATTTAATGAGTTAGTTAAATTAGAAAATAATCCAAGAACAATAAAAGATAAAGATTTTAAAATTCTTTGTAATAGTATAAAAAAGTTTTGAGTTATTGAATGAAGACCATTTTTAATATCAAACAGAACTTGAAAAAATGTAATTCTTTGATGAAACCAAAGATATGAAGCTTGTAAAAAACTTTGAATAGATAAAATTCCAGTTTATATCTTTGAAAATTTAACAAAAGAAGAAGAAGAAGAAATAATAATTCGTGATAATATAAGTAATTGAGAATGGGATTTTGAACAATTATCTACTGAATGGAATTGTAAAGAATTAGAAGAATGGGGACTTGATATTCCTTGATTTGATAATATTGATGATATTGAAGATATTGAAGATAAAACCATTGAAGATGATAATTTTGAAGTAAATGAGTTAATAAAAACAGATATAGTTTTATGAGATTTATTTGAAATTTGAGAACATAAATTACTTTGTTGAAATAGTACAAAAAAAGAAGATATTAAAAAACTAATGAATTGAGAAAAGGCTGTATTATGACTTAACGACCCTCCGTACTGAATGAAGTTAGAGGCTAAATGAATTGAATGAGATAATATGAATTATAATGATTTACTTAATTTTAATATAAAGTGGATAGATTTACAATTTGATTTTTTAGAAGATAATTGAAGTTTTTATTGTTGGGGAACTGATGAACCTTTAATGGATATTTATTCAGAAATAATGAAACCATATATTAAAAAACAAAAAGCAACTTTTAGAAATTTAATTACTTGGGATAAATGAAATTGACAAGGGCAAAATTCAGAGAATACAAGGAGTTATGCAATAGCTGATGAAAAGTGTTTGTTTATGATGTGTGGAGTGCAAGGATTTAATAATAATGCTGATAATTATTTTGAGGGGTGGGAACCTATAAGAGATTATTTAGAATATCAAATAAAATGATTATGAGAAAGTGATTGAAAAATAGCAAAAGCATTATGATATAAAGATGGGAGAAGTGTAAATCATTGGCGGAATAAATCACAATTTAATTTTCCAACTAAAGAAAATTATCAAGCATTAAAAGAATATGCAAAAAGTAAAGAATACGATTTATTCAAAAAAGAATATGATTTATTCAAAAAAGAATATGATGAGTTAAAAAAAGAATATTACAGCACAAGGGCATATTTTAACAATACACACGATAATTTTAATAATGTTTGGCACTTTGATAGAACTTCAAACTCTGAGAAAGAAGATACTGAATGACATTATACACCTAAACCATTGAAACTTTGCGAAAGAATAATAAAATCAAGCTGTCCAGAAAAAGGATTAATTATAGATTTTTTTCTTTGAAGTGGATCAACAATGGTTGCTTCTCATCAATTAAATAGAAAATGTTATTGAATAGAAATACAACCTAAATATGTTCAAACAATAATAAATAGAATGCAAAAACTAGCTCCAGAGCTAGAAATTAAAAAAAATTGACAAACTTATATAAATAATAATTTAGAATTATAATCTTACAGTGTAACTACAGAGCCAATGAGACAAGTAAAATATAACTGATGAACATTAAATGTAATGGAGAAATGAGAAACATTAAATCCTAAATGAAGACCAAAAAAAGGTATTTCTTTTGTTAATGCTGAACTTGCAAAAAAATGATATAATCCAGCAGAAAAACAAGACATAGAAGCTACTTATATGAGTATGGTACAATTAGAAGAGCAAGAATTAGTTAAGATGTGAAAGGATAAAACAAAGCCAATGCTAGTAAGAATATTGGCTAAAAATATGTTATCTTGAAAATGATTTGAAATAATTGAGAAAATACTTGATAGATGAATTTGAAAACCTAAACAAAGTCAAGATACAACAATAAAATGAAATCTTACTTTGACTGATTGATTAATTGAAGTGACAAAAAATAAACAAAAAGAGGAATTTTAATTTTTTTAATTCTAAAGAATGGTTTGAAAATGAATACCAATAAATGAATTTCAAGAAATTATACAAAATGATCCTATAATATTCCTTGATAGTGTTTTATGAGGTTGGCATTGGTCAACTCAAGATGAAATAATATTATCTGTTTTTAAAAATCAAAGAACTACTGTAAAAAGTTGTCATGGTGTTTGAAAATCTGCAATTGCAGCAAGAATAATACTCGCTTTTTTGTTTACTTATCCTGATAGTGTTATTGTTACAACAGCTCCGACTTTTAGGCAAGTGGAAAATATATTATGGAGAGAGATAAGACAAGCGATAAAAAGGGCTAAAATACCTTTATGATGAAATATTTTAAAAGTAAAATATGAAATAGATGAGAAGCGGTATGCTTTATGATTATCAAGTGATAAAGAGGATAATTTTCAAGGTTTTCATGCTAGACATTTATTAGTTGTTGCAGATGAGGCTGGATGAATAAAAGAATCAACTCTTAAAGTTATGGAGGCTTTACTTACTTCTCAATGAACAAGAATATTATATATTTGAAATCCTACACAAGCTAGTTGAGGATTTTATGAATCTCATAAATCAGACCAATATAATAAAATAAGTATTTCTTGTTTTCAAACACCAAATTTTACAAAAAATAAAATAAAAAATGTTGATGATATAAAAAAACTTTCTAAAGAAGAAATAGAAAAACTTCCTTTAGTTTATCCTGAGTTAATAACTCCTTTATGGGTTTTTGATAGGATGAGAGATTGGGGGGAAGACTCTCCAATGTTTCAATCAAGAGTTTTATCTATATTCCCTGAAGAAGGTGAAGATACACTAATAAAACTTTCACATATTGAAAAAGCTTTATTAAAAGAATGGAGTAAAGAAGATTGGAAAATGAGACCAAGAAAGAAATGTATTTGAATAGATGTCGCTAGGTTTGGATCAGATACAACTGTTTTAATTTGAATGGATAACTGAAAAATGCACGATAAAATAATTTTTTATAAATGAAAAGACACGATGACAACCGTTGGAAAAGCTATAAGATTTTTTAATGAATTATGATATAAAAAAGAATTTGAATATTTTGTAGTTGATGATACAGGGGTTTGATGAGGTGTAACAGACCGCTTAATGGAGCTTTGATATAATGTATTACCAGTTAATAATGCAAGTAGTCCAAGTAATAAAGAAATTTTTAGAGATATAAAAGGGGAGATATATTGGATGTTAAGACAAGCTTTTCTTGATTGAAATATAAGAATATATGATGTAGATAGATTGATAAAAGATATTTCAAGTATAAAATATGATTATACTATTTGACAACAAAAAATATTTATAAAATCTAAAAAAAATATGAAAAAAGAGGGGTTAGATAGTCCAGACTTCGCTGATGCTTTAGCTTTAGCTTATTATTGATGTACTGTTTGAGATAGTTGAGATTCTATAATTGAAGACGAAGAAGGAAATGATACTACTGTTGTTTGAGATGTCAGAAATAAAAAATTTTAACTTAATTTTATCAAAAAAAGTATTAATATATTAAAGCAGTCAAGAATATTTATAGACGAAAATAAGACTTCAAATAAAACTTGACTGCAATTAAGTTTATAAATTTTTGAAGTTTTATTTTTGTTTTAATTTAAAATATTATGAAAAAAATAATTAAATATATTATTAATAAAAGATTTAATTATATAGATTTAGTAATCATATCTATAATTAATTATTTAGTAATGATGTTATTAAAATAAAGAAAAAGTAAATTATTTTTATAAAATTTAAAATTATGAAAGAAAAAAAACAGTTTACTGATTTAACTATTGAAGAACTTGAAATACAAGCAAAATTTTTTAATATAAATATTAAAAATAATGATAGAACTGAAATATTAAATAAATTAATTTGATATAAAGTAAATAAAAATATTTTGATTACTTTTTTCAGAAAAGAAACTACAATAGAAATTGAAAGAGAAAATATAAAAAAACTTGAAAAAGAAAACATAAAAGAAAAAATTAGAAAAGAACAAGAAAGAGAATGTTTAATAAAAAATTATAGAGGATGAATAGATAATGAGTTTATTGATATTGAAAACAAGATTTATATTGAAAAAATTATTGAAAAATATTGAATTAGTGAAAAAGATAAAAAAAATATATATGAAATAATTGAAGATATATTTTGTGATTGAACTTATAATTGTTAACTTATAATATTATAAAAAAAGTAAATTAGTTTTACTTTTTTTTTTATTTCTTTATACTAATATAAAATATAAATAATTTAATCATATATGGCAATATTAGATTTTTTTAAAAAACCAATCAAAAAAGAGGCTACATTAAGTGATTATTGAGTTGTAGGGACTGATTTACAACAAGGGATAATAATGGAGGAATACAACAATGATTTAAACTTTCCTGAAAGTATAGATATTTTTGATGAAATGAGAAAGTCAGATGGGACAGTTATTGCTATATTAAGAGCGATAAAACAACCTTTATTAAGTGCTAAGTGGCAAATACAAAGTTGATGAGAAGAAAAAACAGATAAACAAATCCAAGATTTTGTTAAATATAATTTATTTGAAAAAATAGAGTTTAAGAATTTTTTGAGAGAAAGTTTATCTTTTTTAGATTTTTGATTTTATTATTTTGAGAAATTGTTTGAAACGGCAGATTGAAAAATAGAATGGAAAGAGTTTGCTCCTAGAATCCCTAAAGTTCATTACCTTTGGAATTATAAAAATAATGAAAAATGGATTAATTGACATCCAGTTTGAGTAACTCAATTATTTAATAGTCTTGATGAAGAAAATAATAAAGAAAAAAACGAAACACAAATCCCTTGGGAAAAACTTATTTTATTTGCTTTTGAAAAAGAGTGAAATAATTTTGAATGAGTTTCACTTCTAAGAAGTGCTTATAAGCATTATTATTATAAAGATTTACTTTATAAAGTTCAGTCAATATCAGCTGAAAGATATGGTTCTTGAATACCAACAGCTAAAATTAAAAACTCTACACCTAAAGAGAATAAAAAGAAAATAATTGAATTTTTAAAAAATATAAGAAGTAACGAGAAAAGTTATTGAGTTTATAATGAAGATGTTGAACAGTTTGAAATAACAACACCAAACGGAACTTCTATAGATATGCAACCAATGATAGACCACCACGATCGTAAAATATATGATTCTATTCTTGCTTGATTTCTTAATCTTACAAGTTGAGAGGGTGGAAGTAATGCATTGAGTAAAGACCAATCAAGCTTTTTTTTAAGAGGTTTGCAGGGTATTGCAGATATGTTTATTGATAATATGAATAAACATATAAAAGAATTAGTTGACTTAAATTTCAATAATGTAAAAGATTATCCAACTCTTACGGTTTCTGATATTGGTTCTATTTCTATGGATGAACAAATTGATTCAATAGTTAAAATGAATAATGCTTGATTACTTAATATTACTGATGATGATAAAAATATTTTTAGAGGTATATTAAAACTTCCAAAATTAACACAAGAACAATTAAAAGAAGTTGAAAAGAATAAAGAAGTTGAGAAAAATAAAATATGGGAGTGAGAAATAAAAACAATAAAAAATAAAGAAATGGCTAATTTTTTAAAAGAAAAATGATTAACAAATAATTATAAAAGAACAGATATTAATAAAACAGAATTAGCACAAGTTATAGATAATTATTCTTGATGTGTAATGTTACAATTAAATAATAGATTATTAGATTTTTTAAATATTTCTAATATTGATTTATATTATTGAGATGAAATATATAATTGATGATGATTAGAAGATGATTTACATATAACTTTATTATATTGATTATCTAGAGATGTAAGCTTAAAAGATGTAAAAGAAAAAATAAAATATAATAATGAAACAATTAATATTTTATGAATATCAGTTTTTGAAAATGATGATTATGATATTTTAGTTGCAAAAGTAGAAAAAGATACATTTTTAACTAAAACAAATAATAATTTAAAAGAATTAGATTATATTAATAGTTTTCCAGATTATGTTCCTCACATAACAATAGCATATTTAAAAAAATGAAGAGCTATAAATTATATAAAAGATATAAAAATGGAAAAAATTCCGACTAATTGAATAATATATTCTCCTAGTTGAGAGAGCTGATGATATTTATTTTCAGAAAAAAAAAAGACTCCAACCAAAAGGGAAAAAACATTTACTAAAAATATAACAGATTTTGAGAAATATTTAGAAAAGAAATATAAAGAAGCTGAAAAAATAGTAAAAGAAGTAGAAAAAGAATATCAAACAGAATTAGTAAAATTATATGATGAAAGTGAAAGTACAAGAATTGATTGAGTGGTTGTTTTAAATTATTCAAAAAAACAAATAAATAAATGAAATAAAATAGTAAACAAAATTGCTAAAAAGCTTGAAAAACAATTAATAGGAAGTAAACTTCAAGATGAAATATTTAAAGAGGCTTTGAAACAATGAGAAAATACAATGAATACTAATGATAAAATGTTTAGTGAAAAATTAGAGTTTGCTTGAAATTGACAATATCATATAGGAAAGAGGGTAGATATTAAAGAATGACAAATAAATACTTTCATAGCATGATATAAAAGTAATATGCAATGAGTTATTTATAATGAAAATAGAAGAGTTTTAGAAAATATAACATTAAATTATTGAAGTAATACGAGTGTAGATTTAGCGAAAAAAACAGCGAGTGAAATAAATATAAATAAAAATATTTTATCTTTGAGTTTTATCACTCATCCGAGAGCTTTATTTAAGACTTATATTTATAATGATAGTCAAGAAAATTGATTTACATTATTTAAAACATTAGTACCAACGAATAAACTCCCTAATGTTATTGATAGACCTTTTGGGATGACAGCAAGTTTTATATTTAAAATAAATACAGTCGCTCAAATAAATAAAGCAGTTAATGTAGCAACAGCTTGAAAAACAGCTGAGGCAGTAACTTGATTATGATTACATCATTGAAGTTTTGAATATTATTACCCTATTGAAAGTGATAAATTAAAAGAAGAAGAAGAAATAGCAAAACAACAAAGAAAAGATTTATTAGATAATTTATAATTATGAAAAAATTTAATACATTTATTTTAGATATTAATTTAGCTGAAAAAGAAAATATTCTTGAAAAAGAATTTGAGTTATTAACAACTGCAAAACAAACAGATTGAAGATATTGAGATTTTGAGTTTTCTAAAGAAGATTTAGAAGAAATGGCTAAAAATTTTAATGAAAATATTGTTTGAACTGAAATTCCAGTTGATTTAAATCACGATCCAGAGCATATAGCTTATGCTTGGATAAGTCCATGAAGTATGATAGTTAAAAAAAGTTCTAAAATGAAAGGGTACAGCTTATATGCAAAGTTATATAAATTTACTCCTGAATGAATAGATATTATTCAGACTTGAAAAATAAGATATTTTAGTTTACAGATTCAACATAAATTTGAAAAATTTGTTGACAAAACTAAGAAAATCTATAATAATGTTATTAGAGCTCTTGCACTTACTAATATGCCTGTTATTAAAGATATGGCACCGACTTTAAGTGAAGAGAATAATAAAATTTTATTTAATAACCATATAAAAAGTATGGAAAAGGAAAAATTAGAAGCTCAATTGAGCGAAGTAAATAAAAATTTATCTGATAAAGATAAAATTTTAAAAGAAAAAGAAGCTGAAAATAAAAATCTTTCTGAGAAATTAGAAAAAATTGAAGCTGAAAAATTAGAAACTTTTTTAAGTGAAAGTTTAAAAAAATTATCTTTATCTGATAATCAAAAAATTTGATTTAAAGGTGGAGAAAAAGAAAAAATCTTATCTTTTGTAAAAACTCTTTCAGAAGAACAAGCAAAATTATATTTTGAATTACATCAAGATATTATTACAAGTGCTAATTTTAATGAAGAATGAGAAACTTGAAAAGAAGAAGATAAAAAAGAATGAAATGCTACTGAAGAAGTAGATAAAAAAGCTAAAGATTTAGCTGAAAAAAAGAATATTACTTATTCTGATGCTTTAGATATTGTATTGTGAGATGAAAAACTTGCTGATAGATATTATGCAGAAGAAGAAGCAAATATTAAAAAAGTATATTAATTATTAATTTTTTAAATTATGTCAAAATGTGAAAATGGTACTATAATCACTATGGTACAAGAAGATACTACTATTAATGAATATAGATTAGTAAAACTTGGAACTGATGCAGATGAAGTAGTTGCTGCAACTGACGGCTCAGCTCCAATAATCGGTATTTCTACAGAAAGTGCTGATGCAACAGCTTGAAATCCAGTTGGTATTGTTATTAATTGAACTGCAAAACTTACTATTTTAGCAGCTGCTACAAAATGAGCTTATATTATTTGAACAACTGCTTGAAAATGAGTAGGGTCAACTACTGATACTCATAATTATGTTTGAATATTACTTGAAACTACTACTGAAGCTAATCAAGTTGCTGAAGTATTAATCTGTCAATGAGTTATTGCAGCATAATAATAATAAATTATGAAAAATAAATTAAAGGAAAAAGTAATTGATATAGATCCTTTTGATGAAATAAAAAAAGCTATTGATTTTATAAGAAGTGATGATTTTATAAAAGCATATATTATTTTTTATAAAAAGTAATTAAATCTAAAAATAATATATAAAACCACTTAAAATTTTATATATTAAAAATAAATAATTATGATTAATAAATCAAATATTTATGTTTCTCCTCTATTAACAAGTGTTTCACTTGGATATAGAAACGAAGATTACATAGCGGATAAGATAATGCCAACTATAACAGTTAAAAGAGATACTGGTAAAATTGCCGTTTATTGAATGGATAATTTAAGAGTTGTTGAAGCTATTAGAGCTCAATGAAGTCCGTCAAGAGAAGTGAATCATACAGTTACAATTGGTGATCACTATATATTAGAAGAAAGAGCTTTGAAGGAAAAAGTAACTGATGAAGAAATAGAAGATGCAGATAAACCTATAGATCCAAGTAAGGATGCAACTGAAAACCTAACTGATAGAATGGCAGTTATTAAAGAATATGCATTAGCAACAAGAATGGCTGATACCTCTATAATTACTCAAAACACTACATTATCTTGAACTAGTCAATGGTCTGATCCTGATAATTCTGATCCTTTTGGAGATATAGGAACTGCTATTAATTCTGTTAGAGATGGTTCTTGAAAAAAAGCAAATACTATTGTTATGGGTTATTCTGTTATGATGGTATTAATACAACATCCGGCTGTAATAGATAGATTAGTTAATGTTACTATTGTTACTGCTTGAATGGTAATGGAAGCGATTAAACTTGCTTTTCCAAGTATTAAAGAAATTATAATTTGAGATGCTCAATATAATTCAGGTGTTGAATGATGAACTGATACTTTAACTGATATATGGGGAAAACATTGTTGGGCTTTATATATTGAGAAAAAACCAACAAAGAAATCAAGAACTTTTGCAATAAATTATGCAAAAAAATGAGCTAAAAAGACAATGATTTTACCTTATGATGCAGATACAGAAAGCAGATTTGTAAAAATTAAAGATAAATATGATCCAAAATTCGTTGATGTAACTTGTGCATATTTAATTAAAGATGCTGTTGCATAATATTAGACAAGGGATTTATTCCCTTGTCTAATATTATTTTTTTAAACTTATAAAACTTATGTGATTTAACCAATTAAAAAGACAAATAAATAATATGAGAGTTTTGTCTGCTCTTAGAAATATTGAAGCAATGGGGAATATATACTATGTTTTTAATTCTTCAAATTCTTATTACTCACAATTTAGAAAATTAGTAGATAATACTTATGAAGACTGAACTGAAGTTTTTCATACTTCATTAACAAGTGCTTATGCTGCTTGTACTTCTTGAAGAAATGATGTTATTTTACTTGATTGAAATTCTACTCATACATTAACAGAGGGGCTTGATTGGACTAAATCAAGAATTAATGTAGTAGGTATGGATTGAGGGAATAGATTAGTTCAACAATGAGCTAAAATTCAAAGTACAGATACTGCAGGAGATGCTTATGTAATTAAAATTACTTGAACTAGAAATAGTTTTAAAAATATTAAATTTATTCAAATTGATACTGATGCAGCTGCTTTAACAGTTGCTCAATTATGATGAGAAGGGAATTTATACGAAAATTGTTCTTTTACTTTTTGAGTTGATGATAATCTTTGAAGTGCTAGTGCTTTTGAAGTTGTAAACGGTGAAGACTCTTGAACATTTATTAATTGTACTTTTTGAGTTGATGATAATCTTTGAAGTGCTAGTGCTTTTGAAGTTGTAAACGGTGAAGACTCTTGAACATTTATTAATTGTACTTTTTGAGCTGATACATTATTGACTAGTGAAGCAAGAGCTATTATGAGTGTGGATCAAGTAACATCATGACAAGAATTTAAATCTAATAGGTTCAAAGGTTGTACATGGATGACTTCTAGTTCTTCAAGTACTGCTACATTTATAAGATTGGCTGCGATTACTGACATATTATTTACTAATGTATTTGAAGATTGTAATTTTGTCGCTTCAGTTGATACTGCTTGAGGTGCTGCAGTAGCTGAGGCAGTTCAAACATGAACTTGAACGAATAAATGAACATTATTATTCACAAGACCTTCTGCTTTTAATGTAACTAATGTGGAAGAAATGCTTGAGTTCAAGTTGTTGCAGCAGTTTCAGTTGCGGCCGCTAATGAATGAATCCAACCAACTGCTTAATTTTTAATTTAAATATTTTATGTGAAATCTTGAAAAACTTTCAGCAAAAGAATTAAAAATTATTGCTGAATCAATGTGATTAGAAAAATGAAAAGATTTTAAAGCTAATGCTTCTGTTGAAGAAATGTTAAAAGTTATAGAATCTAATAATGAAAATAATAATGATGAAAAAGAATTAGAAGAAATAGATGAGGAAATAGAAGAAATAGATAATAATGTTTTTGAAGTTAAATCAAATTTAAAAAAAGATTGAAAAGTATTTAAAAAATGAGATAAAATAAAATTTTTTAAATGAATAGAAAAATTAATTGAAGATTGAATAATCTTAGTTTCTGAATAAAATCTTTTTAGTATCCATCATTAATTTGATGGGTATAATAAAATATTTTATAACTATAATAATTATGAATTTATCAAATTTTAAAAGAAAATCAATTAATTTTTCAAAAGGATTTGAATTAAAAGTCGCACAATGAGATGTAGAGTGATATTCTTGGATAGATAAATTTTGAGAAAATACAGAAATTACAACTTGAACAGATCCAGAAGATATATGGAGATTTGGATGAACTTATAATTATACTGTTAATACTTGAGTTACTCATTATTTTTCAAGCTCAAATAATTGAGATACACAAACAATAAAATTTCAATGTTTAACTGTTGATAGTTCGGATAATTGGAATTTAGAAAACTTTGAGCAAGAATTAGTTTGACAAACAAAAACTGAGTTAACTCCAGGTAGTTGAAATAAAATAGTGAGAATATTTAGAGCAGAAAATCAATGAACTACTGATTTGGCTTGAATTTTATATGTATATGAAAATGATACAGTTACGACTTGAGTTCCTGATACAGATAATAAAGTTAGATTAATTATTGATGATTGAGATAATCAAACATTAATGGCAATATATACAATCCCTACTTGATATGTATGATTTTTAATGAAATGAGAGGTTTGATTAAGTTTTTCTGCTTGACCTTCGGCAACAGATTATGCTAAAATTGATTATAGGAGTAGAAGATTTTGAGAAATATTTAAAACTAAAAAAAGAATATGTTTAATTACTACTTGAACGAGTATATATAAAAATTTAAGATCTATTCCAGATCCAATACCAGCAAAAACAGATATAAAACTAACAGTATGACAAGTTAGTGATACAATGTGAGTTTGGGGAGCTTTTGATATTTTATTAGTTGAAGAAGATGAATTATCAGATGAATATTTAACTTCAATATGACAAATAAAAAGAATGCCTGATATTACTGCACCAAGTAAAACTTGAGAAAACTTTACAAGTTTAGATACTCAATGAGCTTCATTTAATTGAACTATGACTTTTGATGAATTAGTTGAATGAACTGATTCAGTAGTTATGTCAAATTGATGAACGATTACATCGACAACTTGATATTGAACAACTACACTTACTATAAGTTGAGTAGCTCCAAATACTGATAATACACAAATTACAGCTATAGTATATGATGAAAATTGAAATAGAAGAACGATTACTTCAAATGTTTATGATTTATTTTAACAATTATGTATACAACTATAGAAAGAGTTAGAACATTATCTTGATTTGATGATAAAACAAATATTACAGATGAGATAATAAAAAATAAAATATTAATTGCTTCTTGATACATAAACTCATCTATTGGGTATGTTTATAGTTTGCCTATTGCTTTTCATTATGATAATTATATTTTATTTTCTTGAACGGCAACAAGTTCTTGAACTTTAACAATAACAATAAATTGAGTTGATTATGATATAACAATAACAAGTTGAGATACTTCAAACATTATTGCTGATAATTTTAGAATTGTTTGTGATAATTCTGATGATTTTATTATTGATGATTTATGATTTTGAACGAAAGTGTTGTTAATAAGTAAATCAAATGTAAAAGCTACGGCTTACAATCAAGTAAATATTACTATTGCTTCAGATGAATTTGGAGTAAAAACAAAAATATGAGTTAGAAAAAAAAGATTTCCAGTAATATTAGAACAAATTACAGCTGAAATATCAACTTCATTATTATTTATTGATGTTTATTGAGTAGAGTCGCAAGATACCTGAAAAGACGGACAAACAAGAATGGATATAATTAATGAAACATTACAAAAACTTCAATGAGTTCATGATAGCGGACAAAGTATAAAAATATTTGATGAGGTAGATAATATAGAGTTAAGTAAATGAACACAAATGACATCTGAAAGTTATCCAAATGATACAAGTGATGTAGATACAACTGATCCAACAAGTCCTAAAATATTTATGAATAAAATATTTTAATTATGAATATAAAAATAAATGTTGATGATAATGAAATACAAAAAATATTAAAAGTTTTAGATGAATGATTTAAAGATTTTAAACCTTTATTAAAAGATATTTGAAAAATACAATTAAAATCTGCAGATGAAAGTTTTAAAACTAATTGAAAAAATCTTTGAAAATCTTGGGCTAGATTAAAACTTCCAACAATAAAACAAAAATTAAGAATCTGAAAAAATATTTGAATATTGCAAAGAAGTTGAAAAATGAGAAAAAGTTTTAAAATTTCTAAAATAACAAAAAATGAATTAGAGATAGAAAATACGGTAAAATATTTTAAGTATCATCAATTATGATGAAAAAAACTTCCAAAAAGACAGATGCTTTGACATAGTAAAACAATGATAAAAAAACACGAAATAGCAACAATAGATTATATCTTAAAACTTATACAAAAATGAATGAGATAATTGAAGCAATAAGAACACTCTTACAAAATACTTTATGAGGGAAGTATAAGAAGTATTACTATTGAGAAATAAGAGTCCCTAATCAAGCATTTTTACCTTTCATCGAAGTAGTACCTATTTGAACTAATATAACTAATAGATGAACTTGATGAATGATGAATAATGAGTATTCAATTTGAATAACAATAAAAAATACTCTAAAAAAATATTTAAAACAAAATACAAATGTTGAAGCCTTAGAGCATGTACAAGATTTAATTGAAAAAATGGAGTGAAGAAATGATAATTGAGATTTAAAAGATGATACTATTTTATGAATATTGCATAACAATTTACAATTATCAACTAATGCAAATATTAATTGAGATTGGAATATTAGTTATGATGAGCTTGATTTATGAGACAGCTATATAACTTTTGCTACTGTATTATTTACAGTTAAAGTAATTACTTATTAACTTTTTACAAAATGAAAGATTTTGATATAATAAAAAAAATAGAGAATTGAGTTGAAACAGCTAAAATTGTTTATAAAAAAGATAAGAAAAAAGAGAAATAATATTTTTTAACTATTTAGATTATGCCTAATTTTAGTCCTTATGCTAATTTTGGTTATTGTTCAATAATCAAAGAAGATACAGCTGGAACTCCTATAATTCCAACTAACTTTTTAAGAATTGTAAATGATAGTATAGAGCCTGTTTTTAATAATTCGGCTATACAAGAAATACAATGAAGTAGAGAAAGGAATATTAGAAGTGTTCCTTGAAAAATAGAAATTAGTTGAGATATTGAATTTTATGTAGAAACAAAACAAATAGGTCATTTTTTAAGATGATTATTTTGAGCTCCTACAACTAATATAATGACAGCTTGAACTTCTTTCGCTCATTTATTTAAGGTTTCAGACACTGCTTTAACATATACAATAGATATAAAAAAAGCTGATAGCCCTTGGATTTATAGATATTTTTGATGTATAATTTCTTGACTGAATTTTGAAGAAGATGAAAACAAAATAAAATGTACCGCTTCAGTTATGCCAAGAAAAGCATTTATTGATGCTAAAATTACTACTTCTGTTAATTCTTGAACAACTTTAGCATTGAGTCAAACCTCTTGATTAACTACTTCTGATACAATATTAATATTAGATAAAGATGATTGATTTATAACATTAAAAGAGCTTACAATTACTTCTATTGATTCTGAAACTCAATTAACTGTTAGTACTATTGATGTTCAACTTGATGTAAAAGATTTAGTTGTAATTAAAAAATCAACGGCTACTTATGATCAGAATAAAGTTTTAACTTTTCTTGGATGAAGTCAATTATATACTGGAGATGACATTGATAATACAACTGCAGTAAATAAAGAAAGTTTTATGTTAAATTATCAAAATGAAGTTGAGGCAAAATATTTTGGTTGATTTGAAGAGGTATCAAGATATCCATGAGATGTATTATTAAAATGATATACTGCAACATGACAAATTGATAAATTTTATGATACTCAAAGTAATATAGATAAAATGATACAAAATGAAAAATTTTGATTAAGAGTTATAATGCAAGGAGAAACAGCGATTGAAAGTAATTCAGTTGTAAAAGCCTCATCGGTTTGGGGAACAACTGCAAACGGATTTAAAGTTGAGGCTTCAACAGGTTGAAAAGCTTGAAATGATTTTAATATTACTTTAATTATTGCAGATGATGATACTTTGGCAGCGACTTTATCTTGAAATAATATTGTTGTTAGTTTAGCAAATACAACGGCTTCTAATAATACTTGAACTTTAATAGCTGCGGTTGTTAATGCTTTAAGTTGAGTAGATGGAACAGCTGAATGAACATGAGTAGAAGAGTTTACAACGGCTATTGATAATCAAAATCTTTGATTTTATATTTGACAAACAAATGTAATTTGAAGAGATGCAAGTGAAAAACCATATATACAATTTGATAATGCTTGTTCTAAGATAGATCCTTATTTTATTGGATGAAGTGAAGATGATATATTAATGGAAGAAATCCCATTAACATTTTATAAAGATACTGAAACACTTATAAATCCTAAAAAATGGAGTTCTAAAGTCTTATTAGTAAATTGAGTTTCATCTTATTAAATAAAAGGGGGTTTCTTTAAGTGGTTTTCCCCCTTACAATTAAAAAAACCAAATATATTTTTTAAACCACTACATTATGTCAAGATTTGCAAGTAAAAAATTAAAAAAAATAGATTTATGAGATTGAGAATTTGTAAAAATTCCAACGGCTTTATCTTTTAATCAAGTAATGAATATAAATAAAGGATGAGATGAATTTGAAACATCTAAATTAATGTTGATTGAATGTATTAAAGAATGGAATATTAAAGATGAAAATTGAAAAATCCCTAAAGTAAATGAAGAAAATATTTTGAATTTAGATATACAAACAATAACAAAAATATCATGAGAAATAACAAAACTTATTCAAAACCAACAAGATAAAAAAAAATAAAACATTTACAAAATGCTGTAAATGGTAAAATCTGAAGTGAAATATATATTGATTTTATAATGAGTAAAAAATTTTGACTAGATCGGGGAGAATATAATTATCAACGAATGCAAGATTTTTTGCTTATTCTTCATATAAAGAATAAAAATAATAAAAAATAAATATGACACAAACTGAACTAATACTTTCAACTGTAGTAGAATGAACTAAAACAGCAACTAAATCTCTTAATAAAATTAAGGGTTCTTTAGATTGAATTAATAAATCAACTAAGACAGCTACTAAATGAATGACTACTTTTTCAAAAGATAGTTTAAGCGCTTTAAAAATTTTATGAAAATGAATTATTTGACTTTGAACATTAGTCGGGGGTTTGGCGATTAATGAGTTTATGGATTTTGAGAAACAAATGTCAAAAGTAAAATGAATTACTAATGCAACAGAAGAACAATTTTCAGACTTAAATAAAATGGCTAAAAAGATGTGAGCAACTACACAATTTACAGCGACAGAATCAGCGAAAGCCTTTGAATTTCTTTGAATGGCTTGATTAAGTGTTGAAGAGTCAATGGATGCTTTGCAATGAACTTTGGATCTTGCTAGTGCTTGAACTCTTGAACTTTGAGAAGCTGCAGATATTGCAACAAATATAATGGCTCAATTTTGAATTAAAGCAAAAAATATATGAAGGGTAAATGATGTTTTAGCTTTATCAGCAACCTCAGCTAATACAAATATATTGGAAATGTCAGAAGCTATGAAATTTTTATGACCAGTTGCGGCTTCAATGAAAGTATCATTAGAAGAGTCAGCGGCTGCCGTTAATGTATTGGCTAATAATGGTATAAAAGGGTCAATGGCTGGGCAAGCATTTTCATCTTCATTATTAAGACTTGCTGATATGTCAGAAGAAACTAAAAAACAAGCTGATAAAATGGGGATGACTTTTTTTGATGTAAATTGAAAATTTGTTTGAATAAGTTGAACTGTAAAAATCCTTGAAAAAAATATGAGAGGTTTTACAGATGAAAATAAAGCGGCTACTATTTCACAAATATTTTGAAAGAATGCGGCGAAACAGTGGCTTACATTATTGAAAGAGGGGTCTTGAACTATTGATGAATATACGAAAAAACTAGAAAATTCAACTGGAGCAGCTAAAAAAATGGCTGAAACTAATTTAGATAATTTAGCTGGTTCTTTTACAATTCTTAAAAGTGCTGTATCTGGAGCATTAATAGAAATATGAGAAGCTATAAATATTGAATTAAGACCAAAGATAGAAGAATTAACAAAAATTATATCAGAAAATTGAGATGAAATAATGAATTTTACAAAAGTAGTTATAAAAGCTTTATCATTAGTTATAAAAGTTATATGATTAGTTATAGAAGCTTGGTATAATTTATGAAAAGTTTTATGATTTATTGCGGCTAAAATACAAGTATTTGCAACTCAACAAATACCTCAATATTGGAATATATTTTTGAATAGAACAAAACAAATTTGGGAAAATATTCAAACAATTATTTTTTATGTAGTTCAATGAATAATTGAAAATGTTAATAATTTAAAAGTATCTTTAGTTAATAAAATAACTGAAATAAAAGAATCTTTAATTAATATATGGGAAAATTTAAAACAATGAACACTTATGGTTTTTGATGCAATTTATGATTATACAATTTGAAAAATGCAAGCTATTATAGATTTTGCAATGACTGCGGTTAATATTGTAAAAAATTCATTTAAAAAAGCTGGAGATATAGCTTCAAGTATATGAAGTTGAATATCATCCGCAGCAAGTAGTGTAGGTTCATTCGTTTCTTGAGCTAGAGCAACTTGATGACCAGTTAGTGGATGAAGTTCTTATCTTGTTTGAGAAAAATGACCAGAAATATTTACACCAAATAATAGTTGAAATATTACACCAAATAATCAATTATGAGGACAATCAATAAATATTAATCTTGGATGAGTTAATATTAATAATTGAATGGATTTAAATAATTTTATTTGAGTTATAAAAGAAACTGTTTACAATGAAACAAAAAAAGCTAATTTATGACTAATTTATTAAAAAATGTTTAATGAATTTCAATTTAATGAAAGTGTTTTTAATCAAACAACTTTAGTTGTTGATCCAAAAGAAAGTTTAAATTATTATATAAAATATAATGGTTATTATATTCATGATAATAGTACAACTTTTTCTATGATTGAGTATTTGAATCCAAAAGAAATATTTTTTGAAGAAAATCAACATTGATTAAATTTTTGAGATTATTATAATTTTCAAGAAACACAAAAACAAATAAAAATAAGTTGAACTATAAAAACAAATAGTAGGAGTGAATTATTGGAAGAAATAATAAAAATGAAATGATATATTTTAACTCCAAATCAAGATTTAATTATAAAAGAAAGTTGAGAAATTAAAAAAATAAAATGATTTAATAAAATAAGTTTTTCAGAAAATCATTATAATATTAACTGGATGAGTTTTGAAATAGAATTTTTAAGTTTTGAATATTTACAAGATTTTAATGTTTTAAGTAAGTTTTGAACACAAGCAACACTATCTTTTATTTTCAGTAATGGAGGAACAGCTCAAAGTAAAATAAATCTAGTTATAAATATAAAATCAAGTATTTCTGAAATAGTAACAATAATAAACTGACAAATATTAACAATAACTTGAACTTTTATTAGTTGAGATGTATTATTTATTGATTGATACAGTCAAAGAATAACACATAATTGAGAATTAGTTGATTTTGATTGAGAAATACAAGTTCTAGATCCTTGATATAATGGAGTTAAGATTTTACAAAGTTGAGATATTGATTATCTTATAAGTACATATCCGTCATATAAATAATATTTTTTAATTATAAAATTATGTCTTTTTTAAATTATCATATAGCTGATAATGTTTCGGCTCAACTAGATTGAAGTATAACAAGCTGACAAACTTCAATAACTATTAAAAATTGAGTAAATGTTCCGACAGCTTCAAACTGGATTGCAAATATAGTAAAAACAAGCGATTCAACAAGTGAAAAAGTTTTAGTGACAAATGTTAGCTGAAGTACTTTAACTATTACGAGAGGATATGATTCAAGTACTCCACAAGCTTTTAATGATGAAGACTTTTTATATTTGACTGTAAATTCAGAAGTTATAAAAGATGTAAAAGAGGCAAACTTTTATAAATATTCAATAGTATGAAATATTGATTGAACTTCATTAGTTATAACTCTAAAAAATTATAATTGAGATAATCCTGTGTCAACAGCTCCAGTTAAATCTCAAATATGAGATACTATAAGGAATGTTATAAGTTCTTTATCTATTACAATAGTTGCTTGAATTAATTGGCTTAATATATGAAGTGCTGAATTATGATGACAAGAGGTTGATTTATTTGTATATTTACAATATAATTCTACTTCACAAGAAGTTGATTTATTAATAAGTAGAATACCTTGAGCTATTTATATGTGAGATTTTGTAAGTTCTTGAACTGATGAAAAATGAGTTTTTTGAATTATTAATTATAATGCTACTGATAGGGTTACTAATATATGAAAATTTACCACTATTTTAAGTTTATCTGCTTGATGATATGTATGGAGTGAACCTACATCAGGGTTTACATTAATAAATGAACCAACTTTTGAAACTAGTTTATTATCTAGTTTAAGTTTTAATTATAAAATTAAAAATGATATAATCATAATAGAAAAAAAGATTGATTTTAGTATATTATCTTGACAAGAAAGCTGAAGTACTACATTAATTTTACCTATAACTTATGCTTCGACTGATTATACTGTATTATTATGATGAGTAGATAGTTCTTGATTTTGAAGTGTTAATGAAACTCCGTTTTTATCATTTAATACTATTACAACAAATAGTATTATTATACTTGCAACTACAAGAAGTTGAACAGTAGCAATTAATAGAAGTTCTAGTTTTATGTTTAAAAGTGAATGAATTTGGTAATATTTAATTATAATAATAATGATAAAAGTATTAAATCCAGACTGAAGTATTTTTGATATAATCTTTGATTATAATTTTATAGAATTAAAATATAATAATATAAATCAAATTTCTTTATCTTGAAATCCTGATAAATATATTTGAAAAAATTTTTATATTTATGATTGAGAAACTTTATTAAGTTCTTGAATTTGTGAAAAATATAATTTTAGTAAAAATACTAATAATTGAAGTGTTTATTTATATCCGCTTTTTTATGATTTAAGAAAAGATTTTTATGATGATTGAGCTTGAAATTATGTTGTTTATAAAAATGATACTTTTGAAAACATATTAACTGATTTAATAGATCAATATTCAGTCAAAGTAGATAATCCTATTTTATATTTAAAAACACCTTTAGCTAATAGTTGAAATACTGGAATAACAATAAAATATACATTCAATTATAAAACTTTTCTTGAGGCTTTTAATATACTTTTTTATACTTTTCTTCCAATGGAAAAAAGTGTATATTTTCATTATGATTGAGGAATTGAAATAATTAATGAACCGACTGAAATAAAAGCAACTTTTTGAGATGATATAAAAAAAATAAATTATAATAAAAAAACAGATGAAATAATAAATTATATTATTTTTGATAATAAATTAAGTTGAACGGATCATATTTTAAAAATTTATGAAGACACTACAAGTACTTCATTATATTGAAAAAGGGTTAAATATTGGAGTGATTCAAGAATAAAATATGAAGAAACGGCAGATGAAAAAATAAGTTCTTATTTTACAAAATATGCTTACCCTATAATCGAAATTGAAAATATTATAACAAATAATCAAGAAGTTTGATTATATAATAAATTAACTATAAATAATTGGGATAAAACTTTTGATGATAATATTTTTGTTGTTTGAATTTCTTTTCTAAAAAATTGATATAAAAAAATTATTGTATGAACTAAATTGACACGATCTACATTAAGTAGAGAAGATGATATGGATAGTATAAGTGAAAGCTTAGATTATATAGCAACTATGCCTGATTTACCTGATTATATAAAAGAAACTTATATTGATAGTACTGAAATAAGAAGTCCAAATATAGCTTGAAATAATGGTTATTTTTCATCTCTTATGAAAGTATGATCTAGTTGAATTGAAATAGATTGAGTAAATAAAACAATAAGCTCAAGTAATTTTGTTACTTGAACTACTTGATGGAATATAGATAATGATTGAAGTGCTGAGTTTAATGATGTAGAAATTAGATGAGATATGAAGGCTTGAACTATTGATATTAATGATGAATTTAAAGTAGATAGTTCTTGAAATGTAGATATATGAGCTTGAAGTATTAATATTAATGATGAGTTTACGGTTGATAGTTCTTGAAATGTAAAATGAAATGATTTTATAAATGAAACAACTTTATATAATAAATTATGAAGTACTCCAACTGGAGCAGATGGTAAATTATGGTGTGAATGAAATCCAACAAATAAAGTGTTATGGTGATTTTTTGGATGAGATACTTCAAATAAACAACAAGTATCAATGTCAAGAATGCAAGAGAGTTATGCTTTTGATTTGACAACTCCGTCATGAGCTGCTAGTATAGTGAATAAAATATCAACTCGGTTTCAGCCAAGAACGATAATATTTCATTGATTTTATGAAAATACAACTGATGATATATATTGATATACTAATTGACATGCTTGAAGTGTTTCATCTAGAAAATGATATTGTGCAAGTCTTGAGTTCGATATTACTAGTTGAATATATATAAATACATATACAAAAACAGATAGGTTTTGACATTGATGAGGTTGAGTAAATTGAAAAGTTAGAGCTGAGGTTTATGAATTATCTTCTGTAATAAAATGGGAAGATGATTGAGTAACTGTATATATTCATGCTGATTATTTACGGAGAATTGCTTGAGTTATTACAGTTTTATGATAATTTTATTTTTTTACTTTTTATATTATGAATTTATTAGATTTATTAAATAAGGTTCAAGAGATTGATTCAATAAATTGAAATAAAAATATTTTAGAAACTAATATTTCTGAATCAGGTTCTAAAATTATTAATTTACAAAATTATATTGAAGAACTTAAAACTCAAAAATGATTAGATGAGATAAGTTTTGAAAATATTAAAGAAGATCAAATTATGGCAAATGCACAATTTGATTTGATTTATGAAGATTGTAAAAATACTTTAGATTTTACGGACAAAGAAAATATAAGAAAAATAAATATTGCAGAAAAAAGAATGAGTTTAGAATTAACTAAATGATTATGAATATAACTAATATTGAACATACTAGATGAGATACATTTTCAAGAACTTTACAATTTAATGATACTGATTGAGTTGCAATTAATTTAACTTGAAGTACTATAAAAATGACTTTAAAGCATAATTTTAATGATACTGATTTTATAACTCAATCAACAGCAATGTTAACAGTTCCATTAGAGGGAACTGCTACTATTGAAATTACTTGAACTGAATTAAATTTAGAAAATTGAAATTATTATTATGATATTGAGTGGACTGATAGTATTTGAACAATTGTCACTTTTCTTAAATGATTTTTTATAATTTCATTTGATGTTACTAATTAACTTATAAAAATATGAGTACAATAACCGTTGAAGTATGAAATAATACAATAAATATAACTACAGAAGCTCAATGACCAGCTTGAACTCAATGAATACAAGGTATACAATGAATACAAGGTATACAAGGTATACAAGGAGATACTTGAGCTCAATGAATACAAGGTATAAAATGAGATACTTGAGATAATGCACCTGATACAGAAATACAATATTCAATTAATTGAAGTACTTCTTGGCATGATACATTTGCAAGTTGAGATTTATATATAAGATTTTCTACTGATTGAGGAAGTACACGGAGTAGTTGACAAAAGTTTATATGAGAAGGCTCAGTAAATTACGAAAATACAATTACAGTTGCAAAAAGTTGATGAGATTATACAACTATTCAAGCGGCTATAAATGCAAGTGTTAGTTGAGATGCTATAGTTGTTTATCCTTGAACATATACAGAAAGTATAACAACTAAAGCTGGAGCAATGACAACTCTTGTAGGTATAGGTACAATGTGAAGTGTAGTTATTGAAGCTAATACAGGAACAGCTTTAACTGTACCAAGTGCAATGATGAGTATGTCTTTTATAAAAAATCTTAAATTAAAA